TCACACGGCCGGCCTTGCGGCAACGGTTGCACGCTCTGTTTCCGTTGCCGGCCCATATACTTTCGCAAATATTGCACAAGGTTTCAATGCCTGACTCATGCAAGGGCAGGGCAGACGCCTCGTATGCGGCAGCCCTGCCCGGGCGTGCGGGCCTCTGCGGCCTCCAGCGGCGCTGCGCCCGCGGGCAAGGCCAGCATGGCCGCCAGAATGAAAGAAAACAAAGAACGCATACCGGCCTCCCGCGCTTTTCAAGCCTGCCTGCGGCTGATCCCTGTCAACGGAGTGCGTTCCGGTCAAAGTATGGCGCAAAAGATGGCAGCAAAGCGTGAGCCTGTATCGGAGATCCGCAATTCCGCGGCGCTTGTGGAGCATGGGCAAAGCTGCTATGCTGCGGCACATGAAAGAGCTTGATCCGCATACCATCCGGCCCTGCCTTGTCTGCGGGGGCGCCAATGTCCATCTGGAATCCCTGTTGCCGCCCGGACGGCGGCAGGAAGTATGGCGCGTGGTCTGCGCTTGCGGCCAGACGTCCCAGCAGTGGTCGGTCTCGCAGGGGGCGGCCATCCGCGCCTGGAACCGCAATCTTGCCCAGGCCGATGGCATTGCCCCGGAGAGCGCGCCTGCATCCTCCCCGGCCAGTCTGAAAAAGTAACCTGTGGGCCGGCCCTTCCGGCTCCGTTGCTCCGGCGGCAGGGCCGCGAAAAACCGGGGCTTTCAGCCAGGTGATGCCCGTCCATCGCCCGCGAGGCGGGTTATGAAAGAAACTCCGCCAACTGCTCTGACGAGCCGACTGTGGGCAGGCCTTAGAGCATTTTCTCTTTGAAAATGCTCTGCTGACGCGAAAGCGGCAGCCGCCGCAACGCGGCGTACATTCAGGCGAAAACCGCGTTTTTCGCCTGAATGCCACCTTTGACTTTCATAAAAAGTCAAAGGTAATCTGCTCTAGTCCAGCTCACGGCCGACCCACACCGCCCGCCCGATAATCCGTACCAGATCCGCAAGCTGTTCGCCGGTTTCCGCTTCAATGGGCGCGTAAGCCGGGTTGACGCTGCTCAGAATCAGCTTGCCCGGCACGGCATTGACGATCTTCAGATAGACCATATCCTCTACGCCCACGGCATAGATCCGCCCGGGGGCAGGCTCGCGCTGCGCCTGATCGATGAGCACCACGTCATTGTGCAGGATACGGGGCTGCATACTGTCCCCGGACACCCGCAAAAGCGCCATCCAGGCCGGATTACCCTTGCGGTGCAGAAAATCCCAGCGAAAGGCGTAATGCCGCAATACCTCGCCGCTGGTTTCAAAGCTGCCCGTGCCTGCCGAAAGCCGGGCCTCCACCAGGGGCACCATTACCAGGCGAGCCTCCGCCGTATCCGGCGCATCGCCGTCCGCATCGCCCTTGCCGGCCAGCAGCCAGTCCAGCGTGCAGCGAAGCGCCTCGGCAAGACGCACCGCATATTCGCCCTTGGGCAATTGCCGGTTCTCATATTGCTGGATAGTAGTCAGGCTCACGCCCACCCGGGCCGCCAGTTCCTGCTTGCTCAAACCAAGGTGGATCCGGCGGCGGCGCAAGCGTGCGGCGAATTCTTTCTGCAAGCCGAAAGGGTTCAATGGGGCTATGGTCATGGCACTCCCATATTTAACTCAATAATTCAATAATGTTATGTGAAAATCTTCAGGACAGATTACCGGTTTCCCCTGTACGCACCGGAAAAATGTTTATTCCTGCAAGAATTCTTTATATAAAAATAGCCTGTTTTTTTTCAGAAGGCAATAGAACCCATGCAACTGCGCCTTTTTTTGAGGCTTTTTGCGCCTGTTCCCGGAAAAATGGGGGGAAATCGCGCTTTCTTTTCATATATTATCTATTATTTCAGTATGATAAAATTTTTCTTCGATTTTAAAAATTTTTCTTGTATAAAAAATACATAATTTATATTTTACAAGCAAACGATTCAAGCGAACGAAAAATTTCTGAAAAGGGGTGCGACATGTCGGAACTGCATGATGAAATCCAAAACCTGAGCGCTGTGCTGGAGAGCCTTCAGCCCGGTATCCGCGCCTCCCAACGGCCTGTGCTGCGGCTGGTGAGCAATCATTTGCGGCTGCTGGCCCAACTGCTTGACAAACGCGACATTGCCGCACCGGCTGCCGCGCGGCAGGGCACGGGCCCGACCGGCGCGCCTGCCTTTGCCTGCCGTGCCTCTGAGGTGGCCCATGTGCGCCAGTGAGTCCGCGGCCCGCGCGGGTCGTCCGGCGCGGGCGCGGGATCGCGGCGCCTGGGGTCATGCCTTGCGACTCTCTGAGGAGGAACGCCGCTGGCTGGAAATTCTGGATCAGCTGCCGGAGAACGCGCGCCAGCTCTGGGAAGCTCTGAAGGACGTGCCCGAACTTTGGCGCGTGCTGCACTGCTATGGCGGCCGCAGTCTGCGCATTCCCCGGACGGTTCCCGGCGATCGCAGCCATCCCCTGCGCCGTCGTCTGGGCCTGCGCTGCCTGCGCAAGCTCATGGCCGCTTTCGGGGGCACCAGCATCTATGTGCCGCGTTGCAACGCACTGCTGGGACGGCTGCGCCAGCGCGAAATCATTGAAACATTCAGCAGGAACACCTCGCACGGCACAAGCAGCACCGCCGCCGTGGCCGCGTTGGCCCAGCGCCACGGCATGTCTGATCGCCGTATCTGGCAGATTCTCAAAAAGGAGGCTTCGGCCCCGTCCACTGCACGCGTGCTGTACCGTTTGGGGGACTCCGCAGCCCTGAGCGCTCCCGACGATACCGACAACCCTCTGTAATCCCTGTCAATCTCAAGAAAAACCATGCCCCGGAATTTTTTAAGCCCGCGAGATCGCGGGCCTTTTTTTTATTTTTTCAGGGAAGTTGCCCCGGCTCGGACGCGCTGACCCGCGGCCTGTAAGGATTTGACGTTACTGAAACCTTTCAGTCTTACGCGGAACAAACTTTTTGGCATGGTTTGCACACGCGCCTGATTGGCGCGGACAAACCCTTGTTCAGGAGTCTGCCATGTCCACTGCCTTTCAACTGGCCCATGCCTTCACCGCGCGCTGGGAGGGCTGCCTTTCCGACCATCCCGCTGATCCCGGCGGCATCACCAAATACGGCGTCTCCCTGCGCTGGGTGCAGGATCTGGCCCGCCAGGCTCGCGAGGAATGTCGCCGTCTGGCCCGCGCCTGCGACGGCTGCGCCGCCCGGAGCACGTCCGACTGCGGCTACTACAGCCTGGATCTGGATATGGACGGCGACCTGGACGCCGACGATATCCGGGCCTGTACCAAAGCCCAGGCAGCCGCGCTGTTCAAAAAACATTTCTGGGACAAGCTCGACTGCCGCAACCTGCCCCTGCCGCTGGCCGTAATCCTCTATGACGGCGCGGTGAACATGGGCCCCGCGCGCGCCGTGCGCCAGTTGCAACGGGCCATGAACACCACGGGGGACGCCCAGCTCGATCAGTACACGCCCATCGCCGAGGACGGGATTATGGGCCCGCGCACCGGCGAGCTGGCCGAAGCCCTGCAGGAAGCCGGTCTGGAATTCTTTGCAGCCCGCCAGACCCTGCGCCTGCGCGATGCCTTTTACCGCGATCTGGCGGCCCGTCGGCCCTCCATGAAAGTTTTTCTCACGGGCTGGCGCAATCGGGTCAAGGCTCTGGCGCACTATCTGGCGGAACTGGAGCGGGAAAACTGAGAATCGCTCGACAGCCTGCCCCGCCGCGGCAACGCGCTGCCGAAAAAAAGAGGAGGCAAGGTCATGTGGACATTGCTGGGGAAACTGCTGGGCGGCCTCGTGGGCGGCGTGCGCAAAGCGCTCCCGGATCGCAACCGCCAGAACGACGCGCAAAGCCGGATCAACGAGGCTGAGGTTTCCGGCGCGCCGCGCAGCTTTTTGCGGCTCTGGCGCTCCTTTCTGGGGTGGATGCTGAGCCTGCTTTTCGGCTGGGAGGTGGTGGGGCGGCTGATTGTGATCCCTGTATTTTTTCCGGACTGGGGCAAGGATCTGCCGCCTTCTGCCCTGGATCAGATCATGGCGCTGCTGCTGGGCATGCTCGGCCTGGGCTTCTGACGCGCCTTTCCGTTCCCCGGCTGCGTCATCCGGCACGGCGCGCCGCTTGCCGTGCCTGCCGGGAACGGACAACCCGCTTCGGAAAAAAGAGCGTTCTGCACCAATCATCACATAGAGGTTTCTCATGGCTCACGACATTTTCACTTCTCCGGGCGCGTCGCTTTTGATCCTGATCGTCCAGGGCCTGTTTGCCTGGGCGCTCTGGAGCCTGCGGCGCGCCTTTGTGCGCGGCGACGAGTATCTGCTCCACCTCCAGCGCGAGGCCCGGCGCGAGTCTGCCACGGCCCGCCGCCTGACCGCCCTGGAGGAGCACCTGCGCCAGTCGCCGGACAGCACGGAACTTGCGGATCTGCACAGCGAGCTGGCCGCGCTGCGCGGTGAAATGCAAACCCTGAACGCGCGCATCTCCGGTCTGGACCGCCTTTTGGAACGTCTGGAGCACGGCCTGGATCGGCAGGAAGACCGGCTGAGGCTGCTGCCGCCCCCGGTCTGCGCAAGCGGAGGCGCGCGCTGATGGCCCCCCGGCGCGCCATAAGCCGCAAGGCTCTTCTGGAAAGTCTGGAAAAGCGCCTTACTCTGCTCGCGCAGACCCTGGATGTGGCGGAAATCGCGGAAAAAAGCGTAGAGATCGTCAAGGAAATAAAAGAATTGCACGCCCTCTTGCGCTCCATCCGCGAGCCGGAGACCGCGGCCGCCCAGCGTCTGGTAGTGGTCTGGGGCGGCCCGGAGCAGCAGGGATCTTCCGCTTCAGGCCCCGGCCGCCTTGCCGCTTCCCCGCTTTCCGCGAGCGCGGCTCCGCGCGGCTCCGCAACTGAAACCACTGACCAGGCGCCCCGGAACTGAAGCCATGCCCCATGTCATTCCCTATTGCCCGCGCCCGTTGCAGTGGCGCTTTCACGAGCAACGCACCCGTTTTTGCGTCCTGCTCTGCCATCGCCGTTTCGGCAAGACCGTGGCGGCAATCAATGATTTGATCCGTGAGGCTCTGCGCCGGGGCGGAGAGGACTGGCGGGCCGCCTATGCCGCGCCTTTTCTGGGGCAGGCCAAGGCCGTGGCCTGGGACTACTGCAAACGCTTTGCCGGAGCCGTGCCGGGCACGCGCTTTCTGGAAAACGAGCTTTCCTGCATCTTGCCCAACGGCGCGCGCATCCGTTTGCTGGGCACGGAAAACGCCGAGGCGCTGCGCGGCCTGTATCTGGATGATCTGGTTCTGGACGAACCCGCGGACATGCCGCGGGAAGTCTGGAGCCGGGTTCTGCGCCCCATGCTGGCCGACCGCCAGGGCCGGGCGCTGTTTTGCGGCACTCCGCACGGCGTGGACAATCTGCTCTATGATGTCTGGCAGCAGGCCGCGCCCGAATCGTCCGACGTTTCGCACAACGGGCCGGGCGCGGCTGAGGCCGGGCAATGGTCGCGCTTTTGCTTCCCGGCTTCGCAGACCGGCTATCTGCCTGAGGCGGAGCTGGCTGCCGCGCGCCGAACCATGAGCGAAGCCGAGTACCAACAGGAGTTTGAATGTTCCTTCGCGGCCGCCCTGCGCGGGGCCTATTACGCCCCCCTGCTGGACATTGCCGAAAAGGAGGGGCGGATCGCCCCGCTGCCTCACACCCCGGATCTTCCGGTGCACACGGCCTGGGATCTGGGCATGGATGACGCGACGGCCATCTGGTTTTTCCAGGTGGAGCCATCGGGCAACTGGAGGATACTGGACTATTACGAGGCATCGGGCGAGGGGCTGGCCCATTATGCCCGCATTCTGCGGCAAAAGGCCCTGCCGCCCGGCGCCAGGGCGGAAGACGGCAGTAGCGGCCGCGGTTTCTGTTATGGCCTGCACCTGGCCCCGCAGGACATCCGGGTGCGCGAGCTGGGCACGGGCCAGAGCCGCCTGGAGAGCGCGGCCCGCCTGGGCATCCGTTTCAGCCTGGCCCCGGCCCTGCCCCTGGCCGACGGCATTGACGCCACGCGCAACGCCCTGCCCCGGTTCTGGTTTGACGCCCGGCACTGCGCCGCCGGTCTCAAGGCCCTGCGCGCCTACCGGCGGCTGTGGCGGCCGCGTCAGGAAAGTTTCAGCTCCGGCCCGCTGCACGACTGGGCAAGCCACGCGGCCGACGCCCTGCGCTACGCGGTCACCGGCTTCCGCCCGCAGGATCCTGCCGGGGGCGGCCCGCGCAAGGCCCGCGTGCGTTATGACCTGTTCGGAAACTGACGGGCAGTTGCCCAACCTTTTGAAAAACAACAGGCGCTGCGTTTTTGGCACACAAAGCCGGCGCTCCCATTGTGCGCCGGGGCCGAAATGCCTGCCGGCCTGCTCCAAGGAGGCTTTCATGCGCTTCATGTACCGCCCGGCCCGCACCCAGGCCCAGATCGACGAGCCCTATGCACGCATGCGGGCGGAAGGCTTGCTGCCCTGTGCCATGTATGCCTTTGCCGAGCCCGGCCTGGAAGACTGGCGGCGCGTCACGGCCCCGGAAAAGGGCCTGCTCCTGCGCTGCGAGGATGCGCAGGGGCGGCTGCTGGCCTGCGGCCTGTTTTCGCCCTGGCTGGGAAAAATCTGGCAATTCGACTTCACGGCCTTCCGCGAGTCGGCGCATCTGGCTCCGCTCATGGCCCGGCAAGCCTTTGCCTGGATTTTCGACCGGCAGGACTGCGCGGGCATCATGGGGCTCTGCCCCGCGCCCAACCGCCATGCCTGGCGTCTGGCAGAGGCCGCGGGCTTCAACGTTCTGGGGCGCTTGCCCAAGGCCTGCTTTTATGCCCGCAAACAAAACCATGTGGACGGCGTACTCGTTCTCTGCACGCCCCGGTCGCTGGCAAGCGCCACGAGCCTTGCCAGCGGCGGCAGTAGAGCGGAGTAGCGTTGAGATTATCCAGAGCATTTTCAAAATGAAATGGCTCCAACACAAAAGGAGGTCATCATGGGATTCGGAGGAGGAGGCGTCAGCACACCCGCCATTCCCGCGCCCGCGCCCGCGCCCAAGCAGGAAATTCAGAAGCCCGTCACCGAGGCGGCCACTGCGGCCCGTCAGGCGCAGCGGGACAAGGCGGCCAAGGCCGCGGGCATCCGCGGCTCCATCTACACCAGCCCGCTGGGCCGCGCGGATAACAGCCGCAAAACCCTGTTGGGACAATGAGCCATGACGCGCCATGCAAACTCCCGGCTTACGGGCCGCGTCACGCCCCCGGAGGGCAGCAGGCAGGGCCTCCCCGCAGCCGGGGCAACGCCCGCCTGGGGCGACACGCCCCCGATCCGGGCCGATGTGCGCGAGCTGGCCCGCCGTTACCGGGCCCTGCTGCGCCGCCGCGCCCCTTGGGATACGGCCTGGCAGAGCCTGGCGGATCACTTTCTGCCCACGCGCTGCCGTCTGCATCCTCACGAAGAGGATGCGGCGGAAAGCCCCATGCTCAACCGGAATCTGGTGGATGCCACGGGCATTCTGGCCATGCGCACCCTGGCCGCCGGGTTGCAGGGCGGCATGACCAGCCCGGCGCGGCCCTGGTTCCGACTTTCCCTGGATGACGCGGATCTGGCCAAGAGCCGCAGCGGCCAGGTCTGGCTGGATGAGGTAGCCTCGCGCATGAGGGTGGTTTTTCAGCGTTCCAATTTCTACAACGCCATGCACACGCTCTACGCGGAACTCGGCACCTTCGGCACGGCTTTTGCCTTTGAACTGGCCGATCCGCGCTGGGGCTTCCGCTTTGTGCCGCTTTGCGCCGGCGAATACGCGCTGGACTGCAATGTCCACGGCCGGGTGGACACGGTTTTCCGCCGCTCGTCCATGAGTCTGCGCCAGATCGTGGAGGCTTTCGGCGCGCGCGCCCTGCCCGAAGGCCTGCGCCAGTCGGCCCGGCGCAATCCCGACGAGCGCCATCTGGTGATCCAGGCGGTCTATCCCCGCGCGGCTCGCAATCCGGCCCTGCTCACGGCAGAGCACATGCCCGTGGCCTCGGTGCACTGGCTGGAGGGTCGCGAGGGCGGGCAGCATGCGTTGCGCGAGTCGGGCTTTACGGCCTTTCCCGGTTTCGGGCCGCGCTGGGATGTGGCCGGTGGCGACGTGTACGGCCGCTCCCCGGCCATGGACGCCCTGCCCGACTGCCGCATGCTGCAACAAATGGGCATCACCACGCTCAAGGCCATCCACAAGGCCGTGGACCCGCCCATGAGCGTGGCGGCCGGGCTCAGGTCCGTGGGTCTGGATCTCACGCCCGGCGGCATCAACTATGTGGAAAACCTGCCCGGCCAGAGTCCGCAGGCGGCCACGCCCCTGCTCCAGATCAAGCCGGATCTGGCCACAGCCCGGCAGGCCATGGAGGCCGTGCAGAATCAGATCCGCGCCGGCCTGTACAATGATCTCTTCAAGCTGATTCTGGAAGGCCGCTCCAGGGTCACGGCCAGCGAGATCGCGGCCCGAGAAGAGGAAAAACTGGTGCTCATCGGCCCGGTGCTGGAGCGCCTGCACGACGAGCTGTTCATCCCGCTGATCGACCGCACTTTTGCCCTGATGCGCGGGCTGGACATGCTGCCGCCCTGTCCCCCGGAGTTGGCCGGACGCCATCTCAAGGTGGAATTCGTCTCCCTGCTGGCCCAGGCCCAGAAGCTGGTGGGCGTGAGCGCGGCGGATCAGTATCTGGCTCTGACCCTCAAGGCCTCCGCGGCCTGGCCCGAAGCCCTGGACAGTCTGAATGTGGATCACCTGCTGGATACCTACGCCGACAGTCTGGGCCTGCCCGTGAGCCTGACCCGCCCGCCGGAGGAGCGCCAACAGCGCCGGGAAGCCAGAGCCGAGGCCACCAGAGCCGAATCCCTGCTCAAACAGGCCCGGGAAGCCGTGGAACTGGTCCAGGGCCTGGCCCGAAGCCCGCTGGGCGGAGATGCGGAAGGCAAGGGCGGCAGCGTGCTGGACGGCCTGCTGGGCCTGCTTGGGCAGGCCGCGCAAGGCCAGGCCGCCGGGCCGCAATTGCAGACGAGCGACGCGGGCAGCCCCGGCGCGCGCCCTGCCGGCGCGGCTGCGCCGCTTTGCCACGCAACAGGAATCCCGGAGGCTCGCTGATGGATGTTTTCGCCCCGTATGAGCAGGCGGATGCACGAAACGATCAGGCCCGGCAACGCGCTGACTTGTGCCATCGCCGTCTGCGCGCGGCCGTGGACATGCTTATGGAGAGCGCCGACGGCCGCCTGCTGCTGCGCTGGCTGCTGCAACTCAGCCAATGCTTCTGCGCCCTGGAGCCTGCCGCTTTTGACGGCGCAAGCGCAGCTCACCACCTGTTTTTTGCCGAAGGCCGCCGCTTTGTGGGCATGCAACTTCTGCGTCTGGCGCAGGACGCCGACCCCGGCCATCTGCCCAGACTGATCCAAACCAGGGAGGACGACGATGGAATCTGAAACGCTTTACACCACTCCGGGCACGGAAACGGCCGCGCCTGCGGATATGGCGGAAAACAAGGGCCCCGTCGCCCCGCTTGCGTCCGACGGCGCGCGCTTTTCCGCCGGTCAGGGTTCTGCGCAAAGCCCGGCGCAGGAGCCGGACGCGCAGGTCGCCGCGCTGCTGCGCGAGCAACAGGCCGCGCAGCAGTTGCAATGGCAGGAGCAGGTCAGCCGGTGGCGGCAGGAAGTGGCCCAGGATCCGGAGCTGGGCGGCGAAAATCTGGCTGCGTCCGTGGCCCGCGCCCAACTGGCCCTGGATCGTTTTGATCAGGACAAAAGCATCGGCCGCCTGCTGGAAGAAAGCGGCTACGGCAACCATCCGGCCATAGTTCGTTTTTTCAACCGCGTGGCCGACGCCCTCATGGAGGACAGCCCGGCTCAGGGTCTGCCGGACGGCGGCATGCCGCCGCTTGAGGAGCGCATGTATGCGGGCTGGTCTTCGGGCAATGCGGATCCGGCCTGATTGGCGCATCTCATCCCCGGTACAAGCGCGGAACATTTATAACCCAAAAGAGGATATGCATGTCCAATTCCCTTGGTTTCGTGGTTTCCCTGGCTGAAATGGAACAGTTCTACCGCGGCAGCAAAGCCGGGCAGATCATTGAGCTGATGAACAAAACCAACGACATCATGGATGATGTGCTCTGGATGGAGGCCAACCAGTCCGACGGGCATCTGACGCGTATCCGCACGGGCCTGCCCGAAGTGTACTGGCGGCGTCTTTACCAGGGCACGCCGCCCTCCAAGTCGCAATGGAGCCAGGTCAAGGAAGGCTGCGGCATTCTGGAAGCGATCATGGAGCTGGACGTGGAAGAGCTGCGCCTTTACGGCGGCCGGGACAAATCCTTCCGCATGAGCGAGGGCGTGGCCTTTGCCGAGGCCATGCGCCAGAAGGTCGCCTCCACGCTCTTTTACGGCGACAGCAATCTGAATCCCGATGAATTCAACGGGCTGGCCATGCGTTACCCGGCCCAGGACGCCCAGAACGTCCTGGATGCGGGCGGACGCGAGGAGGGCGCCTGCGCCTCGCTCTGGCTGGTGGCCTGGGGGGCCCAGGCCGTGCACGGCATCTATCCCAAAAACAGCACCGGCGGCCTTTCGCACGAGGATTTGCACACCTACATGACCCAGGATCCGGACGGCCGCAAATATCAGGTCGTGGGCGACAAATACAACTGGCGCTGCGGGCTGGCCGTGCGCGACTGGCGGGCCGTGGTGCGCATAGCCAACCTGGCGGTCAAGGATCTGAACAAGCGCAAGGGCCAGAGCGGCTTCATCGATCTGCAGAAGCTGACCATTGAAGCCAAGAACCGCATGCCCCAGCACTTGCGGCAAAAAGCCGTGTGGTACGCCAATGCCGATGTGCTCACGGCGTTGGAGCTGCAAAATTCCGATGCGGGCAATGTGCAGTTGCAGTACGGCGAATTTTTCGACGCCAAGGCCGTGCCCGTGCTGCACGGGCGGCCCGTGCGCCAGTGTGACGCGATCCTCTCCACAGAAGACGCCGTGTAGCGCAATGGAATTTTAAAAAGACGCCCGCAGGAGCTGCCGGAAGGCACGGCAAGCTCTTGCGGGACAGCCCCCAAAAGACATTTTTCCTCCCACAGGAGTTCTCATGGCCATTATCGACCGCAATGCCGTTTTTTTTGAAGGTCCGCTGACTTCCGACGCCCAGGGCTCGGCCGTGGCGCTCACCGCCCTGAAAATTCCCGGCCGCATGGAGCCCATGCCCATGCGCGTGTCCGTCACCGAAGCGTTTTCGCCCGAACAGGTTCAGACGCTGAGCCTGACCCTGGAGGAAGCCGACAGCAGCGACGGCGCATGGTCAGCCGTGCCGGGCGCATCCTGGACCGCAACGGGCGAGGATCTCGCTCTGGGCGCGCGCCTGGGCCCCCGCTTTCTGCCCCAGGGCGTGCGCAAGCCCTGGCTGCGCCTGGTTTTCAACCTTGCGCCCCGGACCGGACAGAGCGTGAGCAAGGGACAAATCTTCGCGGCCCTGCTGCGCGAGGAGGATTGGCCCTATGAGCCGGCCCTGCAGGTGAAATAGGGCCTCCTGAAAATTCCATGGACTTCCCTAAAGCATATTGCTTTTAAAACGCTCGCTCCGGCGCTTCACGGCGAAAGTAAATTTCGCCTGCGCCGGAGCGGCGGGCATGGCTTCGCCCTGCCAGAGCGTTTAGCTAATTTCATTAGCAAAACGCTCTACGGATCGCGCAATGCTTCATTGCGCGATCCGTTCCCCCCTTTTCCTGCAAGGGAGCAGCATGACTATTTCACAGATTTCCATCTGGAACCGCGCCCTGGGTTTTCTGGGCACGCGCAGCGTGGCTTCGGAGCGGGAAAACACGCCCGAGGCTCTGCAATGCCGCCTGTACTGGGATTCGGCGCGTCGGCAGGTTCTGCGCGACTTCCCCTGGAACTTTGCCCAGCGCCGGGCCTGGCTTGCGCGTGTGCCCCTGCCCGACGGTTTTGCGCATGAATTCCGCTTTGCCTATGCCCTGCCCGACAACTGCCTCAAGGCTCACGAAGTGCGCCACGAGGGAATTTCCGCGCGGCCCTTCTGCCTGGCGCGGAATGAAGCGGGGGACGCGTCCCTGCTGGCGACGGACGCCGCGCGCGCTCTGCTGCTCTATACCGAAGATGTACAGAGCAGCCGCCTGTTCGACGATCTTTTCGCGCACATGCTGGCTCGCAAGCTGGCGGCCCTGATCGCGGTGCCTCTGCTCAAGAACAACAGCCAAAAAGTCAGCGAACTGGAACAGCTCTACGCCCAAAGCCTGCCGCAGGCTCGCCAGGCCGCGGCGTCCGAGCAGCGTTCCCGTCAGTTTCCCGATGCCTGGCTTGAAGCCAGATAGCCAGGGTCAGCCCTCATGCCGTTCACAGCACGGCGCGCCGCGAAGCAACGCGGATTCCGGGAAAAAGCCGTTTTTTTCCAAAATGCTCCGGATGGGAATGAACCCGTTTCAATCCGCCAATGCGTTGGAAACAAGCGCCTGGCCGGAAAAACAAGCAGACAGGCTCTGCGCAGGAGACGTTCCATGACCTTGGACACAGCAGTGAGCAAAGCTCTGTATCTGGGCAATGGCACAGCCAGACAATTCCCCCTTGACTTCAAGGTCTGGGATGCGTCCGAACTTTTGATTTTTGTGAGCGGCAAGGGCCGCGAAGTCCTGGATGTCACCGCGCAGTGCGACATCCGGCTCACCGACTCAGGCGGCATTGTGACCTATCCGCGCGAAGGAGCGCCGCTGCCGGAAGGCTGCACCCTGTCCATTGTCCGCAATATGCCCTTTACCCAGGGCATTGATCTGGTCAGCGCCTCCCGCTTTGATCCCCAGGTCATTGAGGACGGCCTGGATCAGGCCACAGCCGAACGCCAGCAATTATTGGAACAGCTTTCCCGCGCCGTGATTCTCCCGCCCACCAGCCGGGAAAGCCCGCAACAGGTGGTGGAAAACGTCTATGCGGCCAGGGATGAAGCCGGGCAATCTGCCAAGCGCGCCGACGCTTCCCAGGCCGCAGCCGCGGACTGCGCAGCGCGGGCCTGTGACTGCGCGGATGCGGCGGCAACGGAGGCGGACAGGGCCAAGTCCGAAGCCGACCGGGCGCAAAATCTGGCGAACATAGGCCCGGCCACGCCGGCCAGCCTGGGCATGGTGCGCATCGGCGACGGCATCGGCATTGACGAAAACGGCGTCATCTTCATCAACCCTTGGGACATTTTCCCCTTGCGTGTACCCATCGCAGTGGACGGGGTACGGTTCGGTGGTTCAGACGGTCGCCGTGCGATTATGCCCGGAGAGACGGACGCCCGCGAAAACTGGGTGGCGTGTGATGGCGGAACTGATGGCAAAGGCGGCACTGTGCCAGACCTGCGTGGCCGCATGATTATGGGTGCGAGCTCAAGCTATCCGGCTGGTTCCACTGGCGGGTCAACGACCCATGAACACAGTTTGTCCGGCACTGTCGGGGAAACAACACTGACCGAAGCACAGTTGGCAAGCCATTACCATAAAACCCGGAAGGTTCAGGGGTGGGTGTCTGGGGGCTTATACTATCTTGTGTCTAATCCGCATGGCAATTCTGGTAGTACGGACAACTACTTATACGCGGATTCAACCTCTGTAGGCAATTCTCAGTCCCACGACCATTCACTTAAGGGGTCTACGGAGCAGGCTAATAGTCTGCCGCCATATTATGCCTTATCCTACATTATGCGTGTAGCATAATATTATGCAACCTGGGAGGACCTATGCATAAATCCGACGTCCAAACCGTGACCGTGGTCCCGGGCGATCACCTGATTATAGTCAATGGCGCGGCATTGTACTGCACGTTCGAGGCCCCGGCCAATCTGCATGCCTTGCAATGGCACGCTGATAGCGGAGGCCATATGGAATTTACGGACGCCTGCAACATCCGGTTGTCGCCCTCCGACGCGACGGCCTATGATGAGGAAGTTGGCCCCTATGTGGCTATATGGGAAGTAGAGCAGCAGCGGCAACAGCAAGAGGCTGAAGCTGCCGAAGCGGCTCGGTTGGCCGAGTACAACAGTGAGCCAGCCAGATTCAAACGTCTGCGCGAGGCCCGTGACGGTCGGCTGGCGGCCACAGATTACTTGCTCATGCCAGACTATCCCTTGGATGAAGAGACTCGCATAGTAGTCGCGGCCTATCGTCAGGCCCTGCGCGATTTTCCGGGATTGGACGGCGCTCCCTGGGATGGCGGCGGAGAGGCGACGCCGTGGCCGGTAAACCCCAGAGGTGTGTAGAGCAATGACGGATTCATTCAAGCCGCGCAACCCCGCGACGCGCTGCAAGAAAGATGAGCAGACTGAAAGCCCGGCTGATCGCCCTGGACCAGCTCGTCGCTTCATCCGTAGCTTCCTTCGTCGCAACGGCTGAGGCCTGGACGCGAAATGATGGCAGCGAAGTGATTGAAAATGAATATTTTCAATCAAAAATGCTCTGGGAGGTAGAAATGCGCATTGCGCTGCAAAATTTCACAGGCGGCGAAGTGGCCCCTACCCTTTCGGCCCGTTACGATCTGGCCCGCTACCGCAATTCCGTGGCCTGCATGGAAAACATGCTGCCCGGCCTGCACGGCGACGTGAGCCGCCGCCCCGGTACTCGTTTTCTGGCGGATCTCGGCGGTTACGCCGTGCTGATCCCCTTCAGCTTCAACGCCGCTGCGGATCAAAATTTTCTTCTTGTCCTCGGAGAAAAAACGCTGCGCATTGCCCATGCCGACGGCCTGGACGACGCCGCGCCGGTCATTGAAACGCCCTACGCCGCCAGGGATTTGCTTGAAATTTCCCATGCCCAGGTGGGGGATGTGGTTTACCTGGCCCACCGCGGCCATCCCCTGCACAAAGTGGTGCGCCGCCAGGATCCTGAGGGCAAAACCGGCGGCTATCTCTGGAGCCTGGAGCCCGTGCTGCTGAACACCGGTCTTCCGGCCCCGGGCGCGCCCACGGTCACTTTCAGCGGCAGCGGCGGCTCATACACTCTGCGCTACAAGGTGGCGGCGGTGGATAAAAAAGGGCGGCAGTCCCTGCCCTCTGCGGCCGGCGAAGGTCCAGGCGCGCGCCATCCCTCGGATTGGGTGCAGGGCAACAGCGCGGCTCTTTCCTGGCAGGCCGTGGAAGGCGCGGCGGAATACAACATATACCGGGAGGAGGCCGGCTACTTCGGCTTCATCGGCATAGCCACGGGCACAAGCTTCAGCGATCAGAATTATCAGGCCGATGTTTCCGACACGCCGCGCGAAGACTGGAACCCCTTTGCCAACGGCAACAATCCCGGCGTGGTGGCCTTTCACCAGCAGCGCATGGTGCTGGCCTCCACGCCCGAAGCGCCGCAGGCCTTTTACATGTCCCGGGTGGGGGATTTCGAGAATTTCCGCAAGTCCCGGCCCCTGCAGGACGACGACCCGGTGGAATACCTGATCGCCTCCGGTTCCATTGACGCCATCACCTGGGCAGCCAGCTTCGGGGATCTGCTGCTCGGCACATCGGGCAGCGAATACAAGGCCGGGGGCGGCGACGGCGCGCCCATCACGCCGAACAACGTAAACATCACGGCCCAGTCCTATTGGGGCAGCGCCGGGCTTGCGCCGATCATCATCGGCAATTCCATCCTGCATGTGCAGCGCCACGGCAGCCGGGTGCGTGATCTTTTTTACTCCCTGGAGAGGGACGGCTATGCGGGCAATGACCTTTCCATCCTGGCCCCGCATCTGTTTGAAGGCCACAAGCTCTTGCAATGGGCCTATCAGCAGACGCCGGGCTCCACCATCTGGGTGGTGCGCGACGACGGCCTGCTGCTGGCTTTCACCTATATGAAGGAGCATGACATCTGGGGCTGGTCGCGCCAGATCACGGACGGGCGCGTGCGTTCCGTGGCCGCGCTCTCCGGCGAAGACAGCGATGTGCTCATGCTGGTGGTCGAACGGGAAATCATGGGCCAAAAACGCTTCTTCCTGGAGCGCCTGGCCCCGCAATGGTCGGACCATGCCCCTGTGGAAGAGGCCTATTTTGTGGATTGCGGCCGCAGTGTGCGCCGGGAGGCGGCTTCCACCCTGGTGGAAGGGCTTGCGCATCTGGAAGGCCGCGAAGTTTCGGTGCTGGCCGACGGCAGCCCGGTGGAGGGCTGCATGGTGCGCAACGGCCGTATTGAGCTGCCCTACCCGGCCAAAGTGGTGCATACGGGGCTGGGCTTTGTCTCCACGCTCTCTCCCCTGCCTGTGGAAAGCGAAAGCCAGTACGGCTCCACGCTGGGCCGCGGGCGCAGCCACGGGCGCTGCATCCTGCGCCTGCACCGCAGCGTGGGCGGCAAATACGGGCCAAAGCGGGATCAGCTCTATGATCTGCCCTTTTTGCCTCAGTTCTGGGGCGAGGCCGTGACTCCCTTTTCAGGGGATCTGGACTGCTTCCCCGGCGGCGGCCTTGAGAGCGCGGCCACGCTCTGGCTGGTGCAGGACAGACCTTTGCCCTTCCGGCTCACGGCCATGATCCTGGATGTGGATTTCGCGGGCGAGTAGAGCGTTTTGCTCATGAAATGAGCTAAATGCACTCCCCTGAAAGGAGGAGAACGGATGCTCACTTTTCAAGCCGAGCCCTTGGCGCGCGTCAAGGAGGAGGCTCCGGCGCTGGCCAGAGCCCATTGGGACGAAGTGGAAGCCTCCATGCACGGCGGGCCGGGCTACAGCCTGAATCTGGCGCAATACGCAAGCCTTGAGCAACTGGACATGCTTGTGCTGGTGGCGGCCCGGCAGGAGGACGGGCGGCTCTGCGGCTATGCGGCGTTCACGGTGCTGCCCTGCCCGCACCGGCAGGGCGTCACGCTGGCTGCCCTGGATGGCCTGTATCTGGCCCCGGAAGCGCGCCGGGGCCTGGCGGCCCTTGGCCTGCTGCGCGCGGCTGAAAAAATTCTGATCCAACGGGGAGTCGACCTTGTGCAGTACAGCTCGCCGGATTCGCGCCCCTGCGACGCGCTGTACCGCCGCCTGGGCGCGCGCCGGACGGAAACCATCTGGCACAGGGAGCTCGAAAGGCAGCAACAGAAGTCATTGATGCAATGACTTCTACCGGTCAGGCAAGAGCCTGACGCGGCGGCATACGCGGCACTCTCCCGCTTCACGGCCGGGAGCACAGAACCGCCATTCTCTCAAAGGAGGTGCGACAGATGGCCATTGCAACGAGCGCCGCCGCGCTCATCAGCGCGGCCGTGGCCCTGGCAGGCACGGCCGCAGGAGTGGCCGGGGCCGCGCAGCAGGCCCGGAATCAGCGTGAACAGGCCGAATACCAATCCAGGCTGGCTGCTCGCAACGCCCAAATCGCCGAGCAAAATGCCCAGGCCGCCGACCAGGAAGCGCGCGCGGCCAAAAAAGAGGGCTATGAAAACGCGGCGCGCAAACGGCAGGAAGCGGCGCGGATCATCGGCGCGCAACGGGCTCAGGCCGCGGCTTCCGGAGCGCAGGCGGACGTGGGCGGCACGCTCGACCGCGTGCTGGATACCGCGGAAAAAGGCGAGCTGGACGCGCTCTCTCTACAGCAACAGGGTACAGACGCGGCCCACAATCAGCAGTTGCGGGCCTGGGGTCTGCGCAATCAGGCCCAAAGCTCGGCCCTGGAGGCGCAATACCTGCGCAAAAAGGCCGACAGCGATTATCTGGGCCGGACCACCACCCTGCTCAACGGCGCGGGCCGCGCGGGCCGCAACTTCTTCAACCTGGGCGCGCAGGGCCCGCGTCTGCCGTAGGACGTGGTGACGTTGCAATGCCCTTGCGACGCACAGGGCGCGGCGTGAGAACGGCTTTTAGAGCATTTTCTCTTTGAAAATGCTCTGCTGACGCGAAAGCGGCAGCCGCCGCAACGCGGCGTACATTCAGGCGAAAACCGCGTTTTTCGCCTGAATGCCACCTTTGACTTTCATAAAAAGTCAAAGGTAATCTGCTCTAGAGCATTCTTTGATTGAAAATGGATATTTTCAATCAAAAAATGCTCTAATTTTATTAGCAAAACGCTCTAACATAGTTAAGAATGTGCAGGATAGTGCTAACACGTCTTAGCACAGATAAAAGAGCGCCCCTGTCCGAGACGGAATCTCTGGAGCAGAGGGAGGGGGGGCGTGTCTTACTTTTTATCCCGTCTATCGTACTTTTCCGCGTAACATATCCAGATAGTCGGCGTACTCCTGAACCATGCGTCGCCGCTCCGGCAGATACTCGGCATAGTTGTGCGCGGCGCGGACGCCGTTGCGCTCGCAGTGGGCAAGCTGGCGTTCTATCCAGTCTGTGTTATAGCCAAGCTCGTTCAGGAG